AACAAGATCCAACATTAACTTGAGCTCTTTCTCTAGCTCTTGGTCCATTAACACAGTATTGATATAGTTCTTCTTTTAATCTGTCCTCTACTTGTGTACCAGATGGTGGATATATTTTTGTTCTCTCCTTACCTAGATTAGTTAATATTGTTGCAAAATCTTTTTGTTTTAAAGGCAAGTGCATAATACCTGTAGCCTCCCAAATTAAAGACAGCAAATCTTTTTGTAAAAATAATTGTTTTCTGTGAGCAATAACACCTTCAGTGCTCCCATCAGGTAATACAATATTAAATCTATATTCTGGTTCTTCAAACATAACCATTTCAAAATCTTGTATTTCTGGGAAAGTACTTACATTATCAGACTTAACTCCAAAAGGCTGCTTGTAACACAACGTACGCATACATTTACTTGCAATTGGATCCTCATTACAGGTATGACCAGCTGTGTCTCCCGCCCATGCTTTTATTTTAGAATCTAATTTAGATTTATCCCAAGGGTCCGCTAAGTATTTTATATTAGCTGCCATTAAATGGTCAGACCATTTATCTTTATATTTTTTCTTAGCAAAAACCATGTAGTTGTACATGTATCTGTCTCTACCATCATCTAATTTATTTCTAGAACATAATGCTAAACAAGGTGGACCATCAGAAAATTCTGGATCAGTTCCAAGTAATATGTCCTGGTGTGTTTTTTCTACAAGTGTCTCTAAAGTTTTTTTATTAATTTTATTTTTAATAACAAACTCAACAAATTTCTCTAAGCTTAATGTATTATTATCTTTGTCTACTGCACACCTAGCAGTATTACCATTTGCATAGTAGGGTAAGTTAATAAAGTTTCCTGGTTTTATGTCTCCTTTTTCATCTTTCTGTAGTTCTTTCTGTTTAGGAAAAATTTCGGTTTTAGGATCTAAACCGAGGGGGAGAAGAAAAGCCTTCAAAGCCTCTATTAGATCAATTGCAGGTATGGGTTCTTCTAAAAACAAATAACAATGCAGTCCCCCACTTTTTGATAAAATAGGTACTAGAGGTAATTTATATTGTTGAAATAAAGCTAAGTATTTTTCTATTTTAAATTCTTTATAATCTTTTAAATCTATATCAATACAACCAAATTGAGCTGTCTTATCTGGTCTACATGGTTGTATACCGATAGATATTTTTCCTGATATATGATCTTGATAATCTGCTGCAGTTATAGGTCTTCCGGCCCATTCGTAACTTGGTTTAAGTTTATTTCTTTCATGATCTAGTTCAGCACCAGACATGTCAGCAATACCAAAATCACCTTGATACCCTGTAAATAACTTTATAAATTCATCAAACATATAGATCCCGGGTCGAGGCGGTTCCAGTCTCCCTTCACCGCCTCTTTCTTTTTTACAAAAGAATTAGTAGTTGGATTCTTCTTTTACAGGTGCAGCAGTTTTTTGCTGACTTGTTTTTAAAGAACTGTAGAAATCTTTAGCCATTTGGTAAAGTCCAGCATTATCTACTTTTCTAAGTAGATTAATATTGTAACCATGCCAAGTAAAGCTGCCAGAATTTTCAACAGAATTTAATTTATAAATTCTAGAAAATGATGGAGCCGGTACAGATTTTCCTGTTTTAGGATCAGTCTCAAACTCATCTTCCATTAATGAATTCCATTGTCTACTAACTTTTAATTGAGTAGATTTCATGGTCATCAAGGCCTTTTCAGGTCTTTCTCCATTAATGATAACAAAGTAGTTTGCTGTTTTGATAATCTCGTTACCATTTTCCAACATATCTTTGTTACGATCATTTTGAGTTACCTTACCCATAACATCAGGACCTCTGTCGTTATGTATAGGTCTTCCCTCTCTTTTCTCAAAGGGTGCCCATTCTGGATATGTCATCTTGTAGAATACAGGAACAACTTCTATTCCTTTTTCTCCATTATACAGTTTTTTAGTAACTGTATTATACAACATACCAGCTTCTGCGCCTTCAACATACTTTGCATGTTTCTTTTTTGTCTCGTCTGAACCTGATTGCAATAGTTTCAGAAAAGGTAGAGCAAGATCATTTTTTTCAATTGTCTCAAGACCCATACCTGCGTCTGCTACAAAATCTAAAGTTGCTATTGCTCCTTCTTTTTTTATTGTTATGTTACTTGTTTCTTCGCTCATGTTATTTACTCCGTGTTATTTTTGTTTTGTTTCCCTTAAACAGGTTAAAGTGTTCAGATGGCAAGTCTTGTTTCCCTTCGACTCGTTCTCTGTACAGTGCTTTGAGAGTCATAGGTTCAACCTTCAATTTTTGTTGAGGCTGATACCCATTACTCTCGGCAAGGTTTGCATATTCGCTAGCCTTGTTATCTTCGTTGCGACCAAAGGAAACAGTAATCTCATTTTTAATGAGATCACCCAGATCGTTATTTCGAAGCCAGTTGAAAGCGCCTTCCCTTTTATCTACAGGGATTGTTGCGCTAAAAATTTCTTTTACTTCTATAGCAGAACCATCACTTAATTTCATGGTTTTAAGTTTCATCGACTCCATAATTTCTGGAATGACTTGTTCAGATATTTTATCTGCAACTTCTTTTTTCTGCTTTAGTTTTTCTTCCCCAACTTTTATTTCGTCTTCTAGTTTCTGCAGCTGTATAACGTAGTTAGATAATGATCTAGCATTTTCTAGTTCGTTTACTTGTTGAGGTGCGTCAGCTACAAACATTTCTCGTAGGTCTTGATTACTCATCTATTTTTCCTTTCTCGTATAGGTTTATTTCTATTGGATAGTACTGCCTTTCTTGTTTATCCCATTTTAACAAATTGTATTTACCATTTGTCATATCAGAAACAATTGAACATGTAACTCCAATAATAGCAGGATCTCCAGTCAACAATAAATAATCATCTGTTGTAAAATCTTTTAACAGTCTTCTTAATTTATATATCAATGGACCTGGTGAAAAAATAATCTGCGATAACTCCGGCAATAAAAATTTAAACTCACCATACTTAGATGCGCCCATAATATTTATTTTAGGGTTACCAGTTTGCGTGCCAGGTATTTCCTGTATTACATAAACAGTATTATCTTTCATGAGTTGACATATAGTTCCTTTCAGGTATTATGTCAACCAGAAAGAAGAAAAATTATGAACTATAAATTTAAGACAAAACCATATGCGCACCAGCTTAAGGCATTAGAAATGTCCTGGGATAAAAAAGCATTTGCATATTTTATGGAAATGGGAACAGGAAAATCTAAAGTATTAATTGATAACATATCAATGCTTTATGATAAGGGTAAAATTAATGGCGCTTTAATTATTGCACCTAAAGGTGTTTATAAAAATTGGTACAGTGCAGAAATACCCACACACATGCCAGACCATATTGAGAAAGAGGCAGTATTGTGGCAAGCAGCAATCACTAAAAAACAACAAGATCTTTTAGATACTTTATTTAAAACAGGAACAGACCTTCATATTTTACTTATGAATGTAGAAGCTTTTTCTACTAAAAAAGGTGTAGACTTTGCAGCTAAGTTTTTAAACTCTCATGAATGTTTAATGGCTATTGATGAGTCTACTACAATTAAAAATCCAGAAGCTAAACGTACAAAAAACATTGTTAAGCTAGGAGAACACGTTAAATATAAAAGAATACTTACAGGGTCACCTGTAACAAAGTCACCTCTAGATTTATATAAACAATGCGAGTTCCTTGACACCTGGCTCTTGGATCATTCTTCTTATTACACGTTTAGAACTAGATATGCAGTTATGAAAACAGCAAACTTTGGTGGCCGTTCTGTGCAGATAGTATCTGGCTACAAGAACCTAGGTGAACTGTCAGATAAATTAAAAAACTTTTCTTATCGTGTATTAAAAGATGACTGTTTAGATTTACCACCAAAAACATTTATGAAACGTATTGTAACCTTAACTCCTGATCAAAAAAGATTATATGAACAGATGAAAAAACAGGCTTTAGCAATATTAAATGGTAAGATGACCACAACAGTTAATGCCTTAACTCAATTAATGAGACTGCAGCAGATAACTTGTGGTTATTTTAAGGCTGATGATGGTACTACTCAAGAAATTCCAAATAACCGTCTCGATGAATTGGTTGATGTAACTAATGAGATGGAAGGTAAGGTTGTTATATGGGCCCACTGGCAAAGTGATGTAACCAATATTAAAAAAGCTTTAATAAAAGAATATGGAGTAGGTTGTTGTGTAGATTATTATGGTCTAACACCACAAGATCAAAGGCAAGATAATA